TTCCAGGACTACGCGAACACCTCATCGCGGGGCAACGTGACCGGCACGCTAACCGTCAGCAGCGCGACCGCCAACACCTCGACTCTCGGCATTTCCGGCGCGACCGGCACTTTCGCGGTCGGAGACTGGCTCCAGATCTCGACCTCGCTTTACAAGGTCGTCCAGGTCAACTCCTCGAGCAGCGTCGACCTATTCCCGGTCTTGCGCTCGAGCTACGCCGGCGGCACCGCGATCACCTACTCAAACGCCAAGGGCGTCTTCCGGCTGGCCGAGTCGCGCACCGAGTGGTCGATTGATTTAGCTAGCATCTACGGCATCACCTTCTCCATCGCGGAGGACGTCGCGCAATGAGCATCACAACCGCAGGCCGGACGCTCTCGGCCGCTATGGTGACCGAGGTGACGACGGTGCAGCTGGCGCCGGTCATCCTAGTCTCGCTTAGTTTCCCTTCCGCTTACACGCGCCTCTGGACCGGATACGGAACGCTGACTTACGCCGGCGTGCCTTACCTCGGCATCGGCACCTTCGGCAGCATCTCTCCGATTGAGGAGACGACCGACCTCGCGGCCCGCGGCATTTCGATGCGGCTCTCGGGCGTGCCGACCGCGAACATTGCGCTTGCGCTGACCGAGGACTACCAAGGCCGAGATTGCACGGTGCTCTTCGGTGCGCTCTCACCGACCGCCGGAACGCTGATCTCGTCGCCGGTGACCGTCTTCCAGGGGCGAATGGACGTGATGCAGATCTCGGACGACGGCCAGTCCGCGGACATCACGATGACGGCCGAGAACCGGCTGGTTGACTTCAAGCGGCCGCGGGAGGTGCGCTACACGCACGAAGAGCAGACGGCGCTTTTCCCCGGCGACCTCGGGCTGGAGTTCGTGACTGCGATCCAGGAGAAGGCCATTTACTGGGGCAACCCGAACCAGACGCAGCAAACGAACTGGAACGGAGGCGACAAGACCGGGCCGACCGAATACGAATGAAGGCTGCCGACATTCCCGCGGAGCTCGTGCGCTTCATCGAGGAGCGGCGCAGCCAGCCGTTCGCGTGGGGCGCGAATGACTGCTGCCTCTTCGCTGCCGACTGGGTGGCTCGGGCAACCGGCCGAGATCCCGCGGCGCACTACCGCGGCACGTACTCGAGCGGAATCGGCGCGCAGCGCATCATCGAGAAGGCCGGAGGGATTCTTGAACTGGCGCGCGAGCTTGGGCTTGAGCCGACGCAGATCGGCCTTGCTCGCCGCGGTGACGTGATCGCCCGCGACGTGGGCAACGGCATCGGGCTGGGCGTCTGCGTGGGTAACGCTGCCGCCTTCGTGGGCCGCGACGGGCTGGAGTTCTTGGACCTCAACGGCGCCGCCTGCTGGCGCCTCTAATTATGCCGCAAGTCGCCGTCGTCGTCTGGATCGCTCTGATGGATGTCGGGCTAAGTGTCGCCGCGGCCAACGCGGTGATGTTCGTGCTCAAGTTCATCGCGACGACCGCTGCCTCGATGGCGGCCTCGAAGCTGCTTGCGCCGAAGGCTCCGAGCTACTCCGACCCGTCGTTGACTGACCGCTCGCAGATGATTCGTTCGCCGATTGCGGCTCGGCAGATCGTCTACGGCCAGACGAAGACCTCGGGTGTCATCGTCTACATCTCGACGACGGGAACAAAAAACGAGTACCTGCACCTCGTCGTTGCGCTCGCCGGCCACGAGGTCGAGGAGATCGGCGACGTCTACTTCAACGATGAGCTCGCGCTGACGGGCGCGGGCAGCGCCGCCCAAGGGCGCTTCACGGGCTACGCCGAGATCTACAAGAAGCTTGGATCCGACACGCAGACGGTCGAGACGAACCTTGAGACGGCGACATCCGGCCTTACCGACGGCAAGTGGACGAGCAATCATCGACTCCGCGGCATCGCGTACATTTACGTTCGGCTGGTCTGGAACCAGGAGGTCTGGACCGGAGGCATCCCGAACATCTCCGCGGTGGTCAAGGGCAAGAAGGTCTACGATCCGCGGACGACGACGACGGCTTACTCGGCGAACCCTGCGCTCTGCCTGCGCGACTACCTGACCAGTTCGCTCGGGATGGCGATGGACTCGGCCGAGGTTGACGACACGGCCGTGAGCGCCGCGGCGAACATCTGCGACGAGCAAGTCGAGATCAAGCCGGTCACCTCGCCGGCCACCTACGAGAACCGATACGAGGCGAACGGCGTCCTTTACACCAGCGCCTCGCCCGACGAGAACATCGGCAAGCTTATCACCGCGATGGGCGGCCTGATCGCCTACTCGGGCGGCAAGGTGGTTGTCTACGCGGCCGGCTATCGGATCCCGACCGTCACGCTGACCGAGAAGCACTTTGCCGGGCAGATGACTGTGCAGACGAAGACCTCGGCGCGCGACCGCGTGAACGGAGTCAAGGGCGTCTACGTCTCGCCTGAGAACGATTGGCAGCCGTCCGACTTCCCGCAGATCACGTCGACGACCTACGTCACCAAGGACGCCGGCATCCGCTACTGGCGCGACGTGGCTCTCCCGTTCACGACCTCGCCTTCGTGCGCCCAGCGTCTCGCCGTGATCGAACTGCGCCGCGCCCGCGAGGAAATCACGATGACCGCGCGCTTCCGGCTGGAGGCGATGCAGGTTCGCGCCGGAGACACGGTGATGATTACCAACTCGAAGATGGGCTGGACCCAGAAGGTCTTCGAGGTGATGGAGTGGAATTTCGCGAGTGACGGCAGTCCGCCGCAGCTGGCAATTGAGATGACGCTGCGCGAGACGGCGTCGACGGTCTACGACTGGACGGTCGCGGACGAGATCTACGTCGACGATGCGCCGAACACGACGCTGCCGGATCCCTTCACGCTCTCCGCTCCGACGAACCTGACGCTGACCGCGGACGGCACGACGCAGCAAATCCAGGCCGACGGCACCGCGCTGCCGCGGATCCTAGTCTCGTGGTCCGCGCCGGCTGAGGAGTTCATCCAGGCCGGCGGCAATGTCGGCATCGAATACAAGGAGAGCACGTCGACGACCTACCTCACGTGGAACACCGTTCCCGGCGATCAAACGAGAGACTACATCTCAAGCGACGTGAAGATCGGGCTTACCTACAACGTCCGAATCTACGGCGAGAGCTACTTCCAGGTCTCAACCTCCTACGTGACGGCGACGGTGAACGTGCAGAAGGACACGGTGGCGCCAAGCATTCCGACGAACCTCGTCGCGACCATCGGCACGGGCTCCGCGGTGGGCCTCGACTGGGACGATTCGACCGCGCCTGACTTCTCCGAGTACGGCATCTACCGCAACACGACCGGCGTGACTCCCGCCAACGCGAACACGAACAAGATCGCCGAGGTCGACGCCTCGCGGTTTGTCGACGTGGACGTGGCTGTTGGCACGACCTACTATTACTGGGTCAACGCCTACGACGCGCTCGAGAATGTGTCCGGCTTCGCGACCCGCGTGCAGGCGACGCCAGTCGCGATCACCGCCGGCGCCGTCTCCAGCGTTGCGCCGTCCACGCCGAACGCTCCGACCTACGCGAGCGAGACAACCTACCTTGCGAGCGATGGCACCGCGGTGGCTCGCATCACGGTCACGGCTCCAGCGATGCCGACTGGCGGCGCGGTGCTCCAGATCCTCTATCGGCGCAGCGGAGCCAGCGAGTACGTCGTCGCGAACGTGCTCTCGTCTGGCTCAATCGCGGCCTCCATTGACGACCTTTTCCCTGGAGTCGCTTACGAGTTCGCGGCCCGCGCGCTTTCGTTCTCCAACGCGGCAAGCTCGATCTCGTCCACGCTTTCCCGAACGGCGCCCAATTACTCAGGCACGGTGACGACGCCGACCGGCGGCACGATCACGAGCGACGGCGTAAAGCCGAAGTATTTCCCCGGCACAACGTCCTTCGTTTTTGGAACGCGGGTCGGCTGGGCTGCCAACACTCAATCCGACTTTGCCTATTACGAGGTCAAGGCGACGACGACGGATTCTGATGGCGCCACGAACTACAGTTGGACGCCTCTCGACGGCGCCAACTTCTTCGTCACGACTCGCGCGACCGAGTGCTTTCTCTACAGCGCAACCCTAGTGGCCGGCTATGTTCGCGTTCGCGCAGTCAATCGCACCGGAACGGCTTCAGCCTGGGCCTCTCTAGGAAACGCCAACGCCGTAGGCAATGCCTCCATTGGCACCGGCGACATCTCAAAGTATGACGACTCCGACGTAACGACGACTGGCATCAAGACCGGCAACGGATCGAGCACGCGCCAAGTCAACGTCGTCTATGAGACCAACGAAGTGGTGACTCTGACCGGCGGCGGCACGAGCGAGAACGTGAACATCTCGCTGACGAACCGCGGCTTCTCGGCCAAGCCGGACGATGGCATCGTCGTCGTCGAGGACGTGCTTTACGCGGGCTTCTACGACAGCCAGGCCGCAGGCTCGACGAGCACCAACGCCGTGGTGAAGATCTTCCGCAACGACGGCGGGACTCTGGCTGCCGGCAACCTCCGGCTCTCGGGCCGATTCACCGACTACACCTGACGACTATGGCCCTTCAGAAATCCTTCACCCTGCCGAGTGGAATCTCGGGCAACTACATTCGCCTCGTGGCGCACCGCTGGGACCGCGCCGCGCGGGAGTCGTCTGCGCTGTTCGCGCTCTACGTCGACGCGGCCTCGGCTCAGTCAGGAAAGGCTCCGCTGACGCCGTGGATCGCGAAGCTCTGGCTGCGCGGCGATAAGTTTGATCAGTACCTCAGCAACGCTGAGCTCACGAGCCCAGGCATCCTCGCGCAGCTTTATGTCGCGGTGAAGGCCGAGCCGATCAGCTGCGACTTCGGCAGCAACGCCTTCGCGGACGCGGCGAACGTCTGACTGTCAGATTCCGCCGGACAGAATTTTGAGAAAAATAGTTGACCGCGGCGCGCTGGTCTGCATTGTCGGTGGTGTCGGAGGCAATCACTCCCGAGACAAAACAACGACAAATGACCACAACGACCAGCACGGCAATCGCACGCTTCACCTCGGAGTGTCTTTCCAAGCACTTCGCCGAAGTCACGTTTTTCTCGGACCAGAAGATCGGCATTGAGTTGATCGCCCTCAATGGCGACACGATCAGCAACACGATCGTGCAGCAGGACAAGGAGACCTTCGACTTTGCGCTGGCCGCGTACTGCGCGCATCCGTCATTCACCGCTGTGAATGTGGAGGTGGCGTCGTGAATCGCCTCCTTGCGCTCCTCGCGCTGGCTTCTGCCAGCCACGCCGCGCCGCCGGAAAGCTTCTGGCGAGCGCTTCATCAAGTCGAGACGTCGTGCCGCCACGGCGCCATCCTCGGCGACAACGGCCGCAGCCTCGGGCCGCTCCAGATCTCTCGCGCGTATCACGCTGACTCGCGGGTCGCCGGATCCTACGAGCAGGTGACTGACCTCGCCTACGCGCGCCGCGTCGCGACCGCCTACCTCAAGCGCTACGCGCCGGACGCGTGGGCCAAGGGCGACATCGAGACGCTGGCTCGCGTGCATAACGGCGGACCTGCTGGGGCGCGCAAGCCGGCTACGCTGCCTTACGCCGACAAGGTGCGGAGGGCGATGCGATGAGCTATGAGGCATTCTTGGATGCCAAGCGGCACGTCGGAGCAAAGCACGGATTCGAGCCGACGTTTATCCCAGACAAGCTTTTCGACTTTCAGCGCGCGCTCGTGACGTGGGCGGTGCAGCGCGGACGGTCTGCCATCTTCGCCGATTGCGGGCTGGGCAAGACAGCGATCCAGCTTTCGTTTGCCGAGAACATCGTGCGGCACACGAATAAACCCGTGCTCGTACTGACTCCGCTTGCGGTTGCGCGGCAGGCCGTCGAGGAGGGTGCGAAGTTCGGCATCGATTGCGTCCGCTCTTCGGACGGATCCTTTCCGCCTGGGGCTCGCGTGGTCATTACCAATTACCAGAGGCTTCACCATTTCGACCGCAATCAATTCGCGGGCGTAGTCTGCGATGAGTCTTCAATCCTAAAGAACTTCGACGGGATGACGAAGTCGGCCGTGACTGACTTCGCGCGCAAGATTCCGTATCGGTTGCTTTGCACCGCGACGGCTGCGCCGAATGATTACATCGAGCTCGGGACTTCAAGCGAAGCGCTCGGAGAGATGGGATTTTCCGATATGCTCGGACGCTTCTTTAAGAAGCAGGGGCCAACAACCTCGCGGTCGGACGAGCACCGCGCGGGAGTGTGGAGATTCCGCGGCCATTCCGAACGCGACTTTTGGCGCTGGGTCTGCTCCTGGGCGCGCGCCGTTCGCCGGCCGAGCGATATGGGATGCGACGACGGGCCGTTCATCCTTCCGAAACTTACAACCAGAGAACACGTCGTGACGGCGCGCAGTCAGCGCGACGGGATGCTGTTTGATCTGCCGGCAATGACGCTTCAGGAACAGCGAGAAGAAAGGCGGCGCACGATTGCCGAGCGGTGCGAATTGGTAGCAAGCCTGGTCGGAAACACAGGCCGTCCGGCGGTGGTCTGGTGCCATCTAAACGACGAGGGAAAGATGCTCGGCAGACTGATCGAGGATGCGGCCGAGGTGTCTGGCGATGACGACGACGACAAGAAGGAGGAGACGTTTGAGGCGTTTGCGACCGGCAAATTGCGCGTCCTAATCACCAAGCCGCAGATCGCCGGCTTTGGTTTGAACTGGCAGCATTGCGCGCATCAGACGTTCTTTCCGTCCCACTCGTTTGAGCAATGGTATCAAGCGGTCCGTCGCTGCTGGCGGTTCGGTCAGAAGCGCGATGTCGTGATTGATGTCGTGGCTTCCGAGGGAGAGTCTGGCGTGGTCTCTAATCTTCAGCGCAAGGCCGATCAGGCGGACGCGATGTTCAAGCATCTCGTCGCGCTAATCAACGACGAGCTCCGAATCGAAGGAGCAAAACATACCAAGTTAAATCCCGTTTTTCCCAATTGGTTATGAACAACGACAAACAACACATCACGGAGCGCTTCGCGCTCTACAACTCAGACTGCATTGACGTTATGCGCGCGATGCCTGACGGGTCGATTGACCTCTCGGTCTATTCGCCTCCGTTCTGCGGCCTCTACAACTACAGCAGCAGCGAGCGCGACCTATCGAACTGCCGATCCTACTCCGAGTTTTTCGAGCATTACGATTACGTGATCTCAGAACTTGCGAGGCTTACGAAGCCAGGGCGCATCACGGCGGTGCATTGTATGGACGTGGCCGGAACGGGCAACGGCCCTACGGCTAAGATGGGCATCGCGGCGAATGTCGGGTCGGGGCTAATTGACTTCCCCGGCGACATCATCCGAGCTCACGAGCGCCACGGTTTCCAGTTCTGTATGCGGCGAGTGATCTGGAAGGAGCCGCTCGGAGTTCGACTTCGGACGATGGCTAAGGGGCTTGCACACGCGCAGATCGTGGAGGATTCGACTCTGTGTGACGTGGCCGGCGGTGACTACCTGCTTTGCTTCCGAAAGAAGGGAGAAAACCCAATACCAGTAGCGCATCCGACCGGGCTCCACTCATACGCCGGCGAGCGGCAGATGCCTCGTGAGCTACTCGAGTGGAAAGGTCACGAGGGCAAGCAAACGGAGAACCGATTCTCACATTGGATCTGGCGCCAGTATGCGTCGTGCGTCTGGGATGACATCCGAATCGAGAACGTCCTCGCCTATGAGGAGAGCCGAGACAAGGACGACGAGCGCCACGTTCATCCGCTCCAGCTTGACGTTATCGAGAGGGCGGTGGTGCTTTGGTCCAACCCTGGCGAGGTCGTCTTCACGCCGTTTATGGGAGTCGGATCCGAGGTTTATGGCGCCGTGCTAAATGGCCGGCGCGGCGTAGGGGTTGAGCTCAAGCCGAGCTATTTCCGACAGGCGGTGCGAAACCTTTCGCAGATTGAGCGCGACTCTAAGACCGGCGAACTGAATCTCGTATGATACCAAAGATGATCGCCAAGGCATTGCTCGCCGGCAAAACGCCTAAGGAGTTCGCGCACGAGGCCGGCATCTCGGTCTCGTGGGCTTATCGGCTCGCGTGGGACGCCGGCTTCAAGTCGGTCTACATTTCGCGCGAGGAACAGAAGATGATCGAGAAACGGAGGGCCAGCCGATGAACCGCGCGACTAAGGTGCTGTTCTCTTCGGGCCTCGCCTACTCGCATTACGCGCTGGGCAAGGCCGTCGTGCTGCGAGACGAGTCCAAGCGCCAGCATAGCTGGCTCCAGCGTCAGCTCCTGCGCCAGTCGATGCGCGACCAGGCGCTCGTCTACACTCGGGAGGTAAGGTGGCTCCGCTATGCAAAATAACTTCAACCGCACGCAACCGGTCAAGAACCTGACCGGAGGCGGCCACTCCGCGGCGCGCTACACCGGCACGCACGGCCACATCCAACGCTCGGCTTACTGGTGCTTCGTTCCCGGCGAAGGCTGGGTAAAATGGAAGGAGCTCTACGATCAAGTCGACGCGGCCTTCCAAGACTGGCAGATGCGCCACGCTTTAGGACTCAGGAGAACTAAAACCAAATGACCGACCAACTAGGACAAGAGATCATCGCCGAGCTCCGCGCCATTCGCGCGCTGCTCGCCAACAAGCCAGCGACTCCGGCCGCAGCTTCTGCGCCGGCTCCAGCTGGTGCTCCGAAGGACATCCCGCAGCCCAGCGAGCTCGTGGCTGACCCCGGCTCGGTCGAGGTGCACTTCGGCAAGAACAAGGGCACGCCGCTCCGCTCGCTCGGCGCGAAGTCGGTCGAGTGGTACGCCCAGGAGCCGGAGCCTCGCATCGGAAACAACGGCAAGCCGTTCCCGCCGCGTCCCGAGGACGTCCGCCTGCGAAATGCGGCGCGCCAGCTAGTGCACGGTCAACGCGGCACGCTCGCCGCTGGCACGAAGGTCACGCTCGTCAGCGAGACGCTGACTGAAGAGGTGCCGTTCTAAACTTAAAGGGCGCGACCGAGAATTCCCAGCCGCGCCCTCAACCCAGAAGCAAAACAACAACACAGACCAGACAATGACTAACGATACCGTCAAAGAGGATACCCAACTCGCGGCAAGTCCCGCGGCCAAGATTAACAAGGCGCCGGTCACGTTCGGCGCCCAGGGCGTGCAACTCGCCTCGCTTGAAGACGCATACCGCTTCGCGAACGCCATCGTCGCGAGCGGCTTTGCACCGAAGGGAATGGAAAAGCCCGAGTCGGTCCTCGTCGCGATTCAGCTGGGCGCCGAGCTCGGGCTAACGCCTATGGCCGCGCTTCAGAATACGGCCGTGATCAATGGCCGACCCGCAATCTACGGCGACGCTGCGCTCGCGCTGGTCCGCGCCTCGGGCCTGCTGACCTCTTACAAGGAAGAGGAGATCGGCGAGCCCAACACCGACGCGCACGGCTACCGCGTGACCGCTGCCCGCGGCGATGCGAGCACCGTCGAGACGTTCACGGTCGCTGACGCCAAGCGGGCAAAGCTCTGGGCCAAGTCCGGACCGTGGACGGACTACCCAAAGCGGATGCTGCGCTTTCGCGCCCGCGGCTACGTGCTGCGCGACTTGTTCGGCGACGTGCTGAAGGGGCTTCGCACCGTCGAGGAAGTCCGCGACTTTCCCGAAGAAAGCAACGTCACTTCGCTCTCGGAAAAGGTGATCGGTGGTCTGAGCGCCGCGCTGACGAATGGA